CGGCGATGAAAGACTATCTAGTTATGCTAATAGATATTTTAAATTATATGGCAAATGGGCCGACGATGGAAAAGAAGTACATTTCAAACTAGTATTTGACGATACTGCATTTGAACAAGTAATGGACGGAACATTAACAGTAACACCTAGATACTTAATGCCAGATATTATTACAGAAAATAATAGTACGTTTGATGTTACACCAGATCCTGTGCCAGCAGTGGTAGGCGATGGATTTATGGGTCCAGACGATAACTAAAAAAATCACTTGACATTTGTTAACTAAATAAGTTATAGTAGTACTTAATTATAAGGAGAAACTCACTATGGATGAGAGACTCGAGAAAGCCCTCGAATTTGCAAATTACCGCACAACGCTATCTAATCAAAAACGTAATATCAGATCACGTATGCAAGTATTACAATCGGTTCAGTATAAAACTGGATCGTTTGTTGCCGATGAAAAAACTATCAGTTTTGTTGATGCGTTATTACGGTCAGATAAAAAAAATGCTATTGTAATTGATACAAAAGAAAATCCAATTGAGATTGATGATCTGTCCGAGTTTAAAGATAGTTTAATTAGTGCATATACTGAAGCCAGTAATGAATACAAAATTCAAATGGATAAGATTAAAAAAGCACGTAATATTAAAAAAATTATGGATTGGTAAATGGCAAAAGAAGAAGAAAAAGGCGTATGCTTTTTTGCTTACAACAATAGCCAATTAGATTATATACGATTTGCACATGTTGCAGCAGGCTATGTAAAAGCAAACATGAAAAATAATAAAACGTGCTTAATGACCGATAATGGCGGATATGCATGGTTAAAAGAAAGTATATCAAGTGAATGGCACGAAGCGTGTTTTGATCATATTGTTATTGATGATGTTGAACATGAACAAAATTCAAGAAAGCATTTTGATAGTCCGTGGACAGAATTTAGTGCACCTTTCTTAAACAGCAACAAGCACGAAGTATTTGAATTAACACCTTTTGATAAAACAATGTTAATTGATACAGATTATATCATAAAAAATAACTTTTATGATTATATTTTTGATACTGATATAACAATATCTATGCATAAGACAGCAACATATTTAGAGCATCAGCCTCCGTATTTAAATGAAATTACACTAACAGATGGTGGCATACATCATTGGTGGAGTACAGTTGTTTACTTTGATCAAAGTGAAGAAAGTCGTGTATTTTTTGATACTTGGTGCCATGTTAAAGAAAACTGGGACTATTATGCACTATTATATCAATTCCCTCCTGCATTATTCAGAACAGATTTTTGTGTAAGTATTGCTGCACATTTATTAAATGGAAGCAATGAAGAATCTTACATACATGATTTTATGGGCATACCAATGCGTAACATGGATCAAAAAGATGATATTATCGAAATAAAAGGAATGAATGATTGGATATTGCTAAGTCATAATAGACAAGAACAGTGGAAAAACATACTTACTCGAAATACAGATTATAACTTACATGCTATGAACAAACGTGCAATCAGTAGAAATATTAACGAAATTGAAAAAAATTTACAAGAGGTATTGCTATGAGTAGAGGGTTTGTAACACTAGGTATTGATACAGATTTAGATAAAGTTAAGTATAGTTATGCTCTTGCATTAAGTATTAAAAATTGTGATCCTACCGCAGAAGTTTGTCTTGTTGTTGACAACGGAAAATCCGATTTAGTTAACAAAAAATATTTTGATGCGTTTGATTATATCACCGAACTACCGTTTGGTAATACTGGCCATGAAGATGGATTTCATGGAAGTAACATATGGCAAGTAATTCACTGCACTCCATTTGATGAAACAATATATGTTGACTATGATACACTATTTTTAAATGTAGATATTGACTTATTATGGGATCAATTTGAAACTCATGACTTAGCAATGACAAATCTAGCAAGAACATATAGAAATATACCAACTAACAAAATACTGTCGTTTGATATTGAATTAAAGTACGATCTTCCGTTATTGTACAATCAACTGATTTATTTTGATTCAGCAAGCGATATTGCACAAGAATGGTTTAAGTTGGCTGATCCTTATTTTCAAAACTGGAGAGAATTGTATAACAATGTGTTTACTGAATTAAAACCTGAAAGTTTTAACAAAAACATTGTATGTAATATCATAACAAAACATTTAGATTGTTACAACGATGTTGTTATAAATCTAAACAATTTTTACGATATTGATACTATAAGTCAATACATGTGGACATCTGATGTTCCACAAGAATGGACTGAATTATTTAACAGTTGGTTTGATATTAAAAACGGATTAATAATAGAAAACAGTTTAACACGATCCGGAATTATTCATTACAGAGATGAAAATTTTATAACAGAAGAAATTATAAATGAGCTTAGAAACAAGTTTAATAATACAAAAATCCAAAAAGAAGAAGCCGCATAATTATTATGTATACTTCAATGAGTGGACTGGAAACATAACCGTTATCTCTGGAAAATCAAGAGATGACATTAAGGATCCTTATTTAAAAACAAGTGATCCTGTTGTTGCTGATCTCATGAAAGGTATTAAAAATACTAAAAAATATATTGTAGCAGACTTAGTTGATGGATACAAACTAGTTGAAAAGAAAAACTATATACGAATAAAACAAGCAGAAAATTATCTTAGTAAAATTCCTTTTGTTAAGCCAACTGTAAACAAAGATGTTAACATTATTTTATATTTAAGTGACTATAAAGTAGAAATAAATGTTAGCACAGATTTAGTATATCAGTTAACTGGAAAGATTAATTCAAGTGAAGTTAAAATACAAAAAGACAAGACCTATGAAAAAATAACACTGTATATTATTGAAAAAAACAATCCTCTTCGTTTGCTTGAAACCATTGAAATAGATCCGATTGAACTAATACAAAAAGGATACATATTGTATGATTTTTCTAATTTACGGAATACAATAGCACTCGGTGACATTGATATATTAACAAGACGTATTTTTAAAAGTTATGGCTTGAAAATTAAACAAAACTATGTTACAGTAGATTATGGACTAGCACAAAATAACAAACGATTCCATACTTATGTTAAAGACAGTACAGCAGAAGAATTTGCAACGTTTAGTGTAAGTCCGAGTACACAAGGATGGATTATACGTAGTAATTTCAATGATCCGCATGATTATAAAATATACAAAGATATTAATATGTTCTTAACTGGTAACAACCCAAATATATTGTTAGACAGAATTAGCATACCATATGATAGCATTGGAAGAAATCAAGAATATATTGTAAAAACAAAAGTTGATCCTACAACTTGTAAAATATTATTAGGACCCGAAGGTAAAAATATTACCTTTAAATTTGAAGGATTGGAATATGCCGAATCTGGTAAGTATTAACGATTTTGATATAGTATACATCAGTTATGACGAACCAAATGCAGATGAAAACTATGCAGATCTATTAGAAAAATGTCCCTGGGCTAAACGTAGTCACGGAGTATGGGGCAGTGATGCAGCACACAAGGCCGCCGCTGCACTAAGTGAAACTGAACGTTTTATCACAGTTGATGCTGATAATATTGTTAACGACGATTTTTTCAATGTTGAACTAGATATGGATAGAATTGCACCTAATCATGTTATTAGTTTTGCAGCAAAAAATGTAGTAAACGGATTAGTATACGGCAACGGTGGTATTAAAATGTGGCCGGTTGACGTTGTAAATCGTATGCGCACACATGAAGCAGCACCCGAAAGTGATAAACGTGCACAAGTTGACTTCTGCTGGAACATTCACTATGTACAAATGAACAATTGGTATTCGTGGGTACACAACAATGGTAGTCCACTACAAGCGTGGCGTGCTGGTTTTCGTGAAGGTGTAAAAATGGGATTAGAAGACGGTGATGTAGTTGATCCTGGGAGACTCAAACATATCTTTCAAGAAAATTATAGACGTCTTATGGTGTGGATGACAGTCGGTGAAGATACTACAAATGGCTTATGGGCAATTTATGGTGCTAGACTCGGAGCATACATGACAAACATTACTAGAGAAGATTGGGATTGGCGTAATGTACGTGATTTTGATTGGTTGAGTAATTACTTTAATACAGAATTACTTCCGCAGTTTGAAGACGGTACTGAGTTATGTCCACGCACTGGTGTTAATTGGAATATCGATAAGTTAAAATCACGTACAGTAGAACTAGGTAACGAACTAAAGGGAAAACTAGACTTAGAAATTGCAGATATCGGAACAGAAGGTTCACGTTTTTGGAAAACTGTATATAGAAATCCAAGTCGGCTAGGTCCTCAGGTTAGAGAAGATCAAGTAAAAGACTCAGTAGAGGAATAAATGTCAGACGATTATTTTAAAAATGCTGAAAAAACTAAAACTAAACTTGACAAAATTAGTCCTACTATGTGTATGGCTAAATGGTTGCAGGTTAGTATGCACTTACCACAAGGATTAACACAAAGTTGTTACCATCCCCCGACTCATAAAGTTCCACTAAGTGAGTTAGCAGTTACTCCACGTGCACTACACAACACACATGAGAAAGTACGACAACGTAAAGAAATGTGGGAGGGAAAAAGACCCGAAGGATGTAGTTATTGTTGGAATATCGAAGACAATGGAAACATGAGTGATAGACATTATCGTTCAAGTGAAGATTGGATCGGTGCCGACGGATGGAAAGAAGTAGTTGACGGAGGCTGGGATGAAAATATTAACCCTCGTTATGTAGAAGTAAATTTTAATCAAGCGTGTAATTTTAAATGTACATATTGTAGTCCTCACCTAAGTACCGAATGGGAAAAAGAAATCAAAGAGTTTGGTCCAGTTGTGTTTAATAAAGAAACAAAACACAACGACATTGCTAGTCTTAGAAAAGCAGGATTAATGCCAATCGAAGGTGCTAACAAAGAAAATCCATATGTACAAGCATTTTGGGATTGGTGGCCCGATCTTTATAAAGATTTAAAAATATTTAGAATGACTGGTGGTGAACCATTGATGGATAAAAATACCTTTAAGGTATTAGATTATGTTAACATTCATCCTAATCAAGATATTGAACTTAGTATTACTAGTAACATGTGCCCTCCGGAACAAAAGTTATTTGATAAGTTTATGAATTCTTTAAAAGCAATAGAAGAAGTTAGAATATGGGAAGATCCTGAGAAAATCAATCCTTACACTGAGAACAATTGGTTTGTTGCTCCTGCATGTAAACACTTTAACTTATTTGTAAGTGTAGATAGCGTAGGTCCGCAAGCAGAGTATATTCGAACTGGTTTAAATTATGATACTATGTTAAACAATACTCGTCACATACTAAGAGAAACGACAGGAACGAGTGTTACATTTATTAACACATTCAATTTGTTGAGTATTCCAAAACTTAAAGACTTTTTACAAATGATATTAGACTTACGTATAGAGTTTGGATTTAAAAATCAACCTGAAGTTGTAGTATCACCAATTGACGAAACTGGTAAAAAGCGAGGACCGTTTACACGAAAAAAACGACAACGAGTTTGGTTTGATATTCCATATTTGAGAGAACCATTATGGATGAGTGCACAAAATGCTCATTATATTCCTGAACTTATGAATATGTTAGATGATTGTGTTAAGTTTATGGAAGATAATATTGCTAAAGAAGATTACGAAGATACTTATCACGGGTTTTTAAATCACGAAGTAGCAAAACTTAAACGTGATATTTCGTGGATCAAAAATGGTATAGACAAAGATGAACTAAGTAAAAGACAAGTGCATTTTTGGAAATATTTTAATACACTTGACAAAAGACGTAACACCAACTTTATTGAAACTTTTCCTGAATTAAGTGTTTGGTGGAAAGACTGCGATGCAGCACATAATAGCGAAAGAGAAAATATATGAGAAGACAAGACGAAGATTTTCAAGAATACAAAAAGAGAATGATTGATCCAATCAGTGATAGTTATTGTGCTGCAAAATGGTATAATGCTACTATCTGGTTAGGACATGGACAAACTGCTAGTTGTCACCACCCTCCCGGACATTGGATTCCAATGGAGGAACTAAAAGAAAACTACACTGCTATTCATAATACAAAACATAAAAAGAAAATGCGTGAAATGATGCTCAAGGGTGAGCGTCCGCAAGAATGCGAATACTGCTGGAAAGTTGAAGACATTGGTAGAGATAATGTCAGTGATCGTGTTTATAAAACAGAAATTTTTAAAGATGATGATGTTAGAGCAAGTGCCGAAATGCCATGGGACGCTGATGTAAATCTTAAAACACTAGAAATTGCATTTGACCGTGCTTGTAATTTTGCTTGCTCTTATTGTAATCCTGCATTTAGTAGTACATGGGTTAAAGATATCAAAGAAGATGGTCCGTACATGAATATACAAAGTGACGGACGTGGGCATTTTACTGATACTGCACCATGGGCTGCACGTAGTACAAAACTCGAAGAAGATAATCCGTACATTCAAGCCTTTTGGAAATGGTGGGAAAATGGACTTAGTGATAGTTTAGAAGAAATTCGTGTTACTGGCGGTGAACCTCTTATGCATAAAAGTATTTGGAAACTGTTTGATTGGTTTGATCAAAATCCGCATAGCAATATGCGTTTTGCTATTAATAGTAATCTTGTTCCTGAAAATGAACGACACTTTCAGCGTATGATCGATAGTACTTTTAATATTCGTAACTTTGAAATCTATACTAGTGCAGAGTGTGCAGGCCCACAAAATGAATATACTCGTGATGGGTTTAAGTATGATGTATGGCGCAGCAACATTGAGCGTTTGCTAAAGCAGTCAAACATTAAAAAACTACATTGTATGATGACTATTAATAGTTTATGTTTAGAAACAATTACTGAGTTTATGGACGACATGATGGAATTAAGAAAAGAATACGGCGAACGTGCTCCTGTTCTTTCGTTAAACATTTTACGTTTTCCAAGTTTCCAAAGTGCAGCAATTCTTCCTGTTGAACTTAAAAACAAGTTTAAAGAAAAAATTGAAACGTGGTTGCCATCACAAATGGATATGTTAAATGTTAGAGAAATTGCACAAGTACAACGACTTATTGATTATTTAGACGTTGTAAAAACTCCACATCGCAATACTGCTGAAACTCCTAAACTGTACAATGACTTCCGTTACTTTTACGAACAGTACGACAAACGCCGTGGAAAAGATTTCCGTGCTACGTTTCCTAGTTTTGTTGAATGGTATGACAGTATAGGGTATAACTCAGATAAAATTATTCCTAGTATTGATGCACAAGGCGATCCAGCAACGACTGAAGACTATGTAAATGATGATCTACAAGTAGGAGGTTGGAATACTGAAAAGGATACACTCGGAGCATGAAATACTTTGTAGTTCAGTTTGGTAATAAATCGTCTGAATCTCATTCGGTTGATAACAGTACATCATTGCTTTATCAACCGTTTAATAAATTTGATATGCCTGTTGAGCACGACGGATTTATTATAAAATTTAAATTAGATGAAACTGAATTAACCAATAAATTTATTCAAGCATGGAATGTAAGAAATCTAAATGTATCAACACATCGTTTATTTGTAAATGAGTATGGAAGTATTACACCGGAAATATATGCAGAGTGTAGAAAAGAATTAAACCAAATCATTGAAAGTATCGATCATCATGCGTGGGCTAGAAAAAATTATCCAATTAATACAGATTGGTATATTGACGAAACTATATCTGACAGACAATTAGATAAACTAAATGCACTGCATAGATATTTTGAAGATGTAAGTTATGCATTAAACAATAGTCCAGATGAATATCAACAACTATACCAATGGCTCGAAAGTATAAATCAGTTAGTTCATATATTAGAAAAGAATATAGATAACGATCCTAGTTTGTTAACAGTAATACGTAATTGCAAAGACGAAGAATTAGATTTGCCACTTACTAACAGCGACTATTATAGATTTTGCAATGAAGATCAATCTGGAGTTTTGTATTTAGACTTTGGAACTGTAGGTAAAGATTTAGCAACTTGTTTTAGCACAGCAGATATTGACTTAATTAAAAACAATGAAGTAAAGCAACAAACACATGTGCGTCCAATGGTAAATTTTAAATTTAACCGACGCAATGAAGATCCAGCGCAAGTTTCATTTAACTATGATCTGAGTATTCTTTCAATGTATGACTGGTGCAAAGAAAACAAATTAGAAGAATACATTAATTATCGTGAAAATAAATATTTTCCAGGAAGAGCCCGACTTGGAGAATTAGTTGATCCTTTGAGTTATAAGTCATTTGTACTATTGCGGAAACAATATCCGTATGTCACTGGAGCATATATTGAAGAAGATGAATCCGATGATTATACATGGAACTATCTAAACGGTACAGGTGCAAATCCTCTTTTTCAGCAAATTGCAAATTTTGTTAAAGAAAATCACTGTGATAACATTCTCGATATTGGTTGTGGTTATAGTCGGGTCAACGAGTTTTTAACAGACTATAATTATAATATTGCTGGTGTAGACACAGATGCTGAGTGTATTAAATATTGTCAAACTAACTATCCTAATCATGATTATCAAGTAGCGAATGCGTTAAGTTTACCTGAATATAATCGAGAGTTTGACTGTATTATTTTAAGTGGCATACTTTATTATTTTGGTAAAAATGGATTACCAAGCACCGATGAGTATGTACAAAGTCTAATAGAAAAATACAATCCAAAATGTATTATTATATCTGAACCACGTCCAAGTAAAAGTTATCAAAGTCCAGATTTTATTCCATTACTTGATCGTTGGGCATGGAGCATGAAAAATGTTGACATGGATATAAGAATGGGTAACAGAGCAGTATATTGTTTATATACTGATATAGAACGTCCCAAGAGAAAAATTAAAGCAGATTTTAACGCAGATAGTGAGAATCATGTACACCATTTACAACCCGATTTTAGTTTAGAACAACTACAACATCAGGTGTACTTGACAAATACAGAAGATTTGAGCAGTCAAAAAGACGGCGAACTTGTTCGTAATCAAAGAAATATTAAAACATATGTTAGTGTCTGTGCAGGATTTAAAAGTATGTACAAAGCACACATTGATAATTATTTTGGAAAAGAGTTTCAGTTTATATATGTTGATGTTGTTCCACAAAGTGTAGATTATAGAATGTGGCAAGATAACTGGCTTACAAAAGTAAGCATTACTGATAATAGTATTTTTGATCAAGCGTTTGAAGTTTATAAGGAAACAGTTGATAGTAGAATTCAACCACTTTGGGGAGGTTCACACACTAGCATCAGAGATGCAATTAATGAAGATTTAGATACATTAGAAATTACACAATATGATTGGTTAAACTTTTTGAAAAGATATTCAAGTATACCTAAAACTTATGTCAAACTAGATGCAGTAAATAATTGTAAATTGTTATCAAGATTGATAAATCAAAATAGTAATGAAACAACTACATGGTTTTGGCATAGTAATATTTTTGATTGGCATCAATTTAGATATAAAGAACAAAGTTTTTATGCTTGGAGCGAATATCTAAAGCGTCAAACAAAGGGTTTAATTTTAAATGGAAAACAACCTCCGTTTACTACTTCGTGATACTATACACAAGTATTTGCAGTTTCTAAGTCAAACAATACATGGTGTTAATATTAATACTCATGTTGATCTTTCGTTAAAAGAATTTGCGATTGATATTGCACAGTTAATTATAGACGGGGATCCAATTTGGAAAAAAAATGAAAATGATCATACTGCACTTACTTGGAAGTATACAAAATACAATCAGTGTATTATTGTTGGAGAAAGAAAGTATAAAATATTTGTCGGACTGAATGCAAAAATTAGTGGATATAATTTTCACAAAATGTATAAAACATTTAGTCATACTCGTAGTATGCAAAGTAGTTTAGATCTCAGGAGCAATGGATTTAGAGTTGAATGTTACGATATAATACCCGGGATAACAGTTAGAGATATAATAGAAGGTGATTTTTTTGGAGTATATGATAACAGTGATGTAAAACATTTGCAAGATGCTGAATTACTATGGGAATTATTTTTTGATTTTGTAAGAGATAATTATAAAGTAGACGACCACGGTTTTGTGTTTTATCCAAATGATAATCAATGCAGTAACTTTATTATTGACCCTACAGTAGAAAACCCAAAAATTGAAATAATTGATTTTGATCATGGTATATATCAACCGCCTGAGCAGGTATGTCGTAGTATAACAGATAGGTGGTTTAATTTTATATTTGATTACAATCCAAAGGAATTAAAAAGAGTGAGTCGTTTTTGGTTATGGTATGTGTTAAACAATAATCCAGAACAAGTAAGAAAAAACTTTCACGAAAGGCTTTTAGAAATTTATGGAAAATAAAAACTATTGTATATTACCATGGATACATATGCATATATGGCCAGATGGTACAACTTTTCCATGTTGTTTAGCAAAACATGATTATCAATTAGGCAACACAAACAACAAATCTTTTAAAGAATTGTGGAACAGTGATAAGATGCGTGAGTTAAGATTAAATGTACTTAACGATGTTCCAACTGATGGTTGTAGTAGATGTTACGAACATGAAAGTAATGGTGTTCGTAGTATGCGTATGAATATGAATCATCAATTTGAACATTTTAATTCAAGAACAGCATTAACAAAAGAAGATGGAAGTTTAGACGATATCTTTATGGGTTACATGGATATACGTTTTAGTAATATCTGTAACTTTAGATGTAGAAGTTGCGGGCCAGAACTTAGCAGTAACTGGCATGACGATAGTGTAAAATTAGGCAGACGCAATGGTAAAGAAAAACGTATTCTCAAAGTAAAACGCAGTTTAGACGAACTTTGGGATGATATGGAAAGTTGGATTGACACAGTAGAACATCTTTATTTTGCCGGTGGTGAACCACTTATTATGGATGAACATTATAAAATTCTTGAACATCTTATTAACATTGGCAAAACAGATATATACATTAGTTACAATACAAATCTAAGCAAACTCAAATACAAGAACAAAAATGTAATCGATCTTTGGAGACACTTTGATCGTATACGAGTTGATGCTAGCATAGATGCAATGGGAGAAGTTGGTGAGTATGTACGTACAGGAACTGTTTGGGAAGAAATAGAACAAAACGCAAGAACAATTACTCGTGAACTTCGTAATGTTGAATTTGGTATTACACCGACTATTAGTGCATTAAATGCAGAACATGCTCCAGATTTTTTTGATCATTGGGTTCAAAAAGGTATAATTGAACCGGATCGTATTCATGTAAATACACTGTTATTCCCAGAATACCTACGTGCACAAGTGTTACCACGTTACAAAAGAAAACAAATACAGAAGCGTTGGCAAAAATATATCGATGATTATGATTTAGAAAATGAAGATACACAGCGCAGGTGCTTACCAGAAATGCAAGGATTTATACGTAGCCTTGATACAGATAAAACAGAACTACAAGATAAATTTTTAGAATATATTAGTAGTATTGATAAAATTAGAAATGAAGATGTAATGCAAATAATACCTAGTTTACGTTGTTTAAAACCTGGCCCGGTTGGTCGTATAGTTAACCGTATAAGAGATTTATTATGAGCGAAACATTTTGTCCATTACTATTTCAACATCTAGCAACACACCCACACGGCGGAGTTACGCACTGTTGTATTGCCGATCATCGTGAAGCACGAAGTAGTTCCAAAGACAACGATAACAGATATTACAACTTAAATCATGATACTGTACATGATACTATGAATTCGGAGTCGTTTAGAAAAGCACGACTACAAGTATTAGATGGTAAAAAACCACAAGCATGTTTACGTTGCTATGCAGAAGAAGCAAAAGGAATAACTTCGAAACGTTTAGAGGAAATAAAAAATTATCCTGATTATACACTAGATGTAGCAAAAAAAGCAACAGATACTGAAGGTTATATACAAGATGTGCAACTAGATTTTGTCGAACTACGTTTGGGTAATGTTTGTAATGTTGCTTGTCGTACATGTAACCCTGTTAGTAGTAGTAAGTGGCGCAATGACTATGATGCATTGCAAAAAGATTTACCATTTAAAATTACAAACTATGATACAAAGTTTGGATTTCGCTGGCCCGAACGTGAAGAATTTTGGGAAGATTTATTACAGCACTGTGATAACGTAAAAACATTTTATATCAATGGCGGCGAGCCAACTCTAATTAAACAACACTTTAAGTTCTTACAGCGTTTAATTGATATGGGTAAAACAGATATCAAACTGTGGTACAATATCAACATGACAAATATGAACGAAGCAATGATCAATTTATGGAAACACTTTGACCATGTAAAAGTAAGTTGTAGTATTGATGACTTAGAAGAACGCAATGAGTATATTAGATACCCGACAAAATGGGCAGACGTTATGCGTAACTTTTTAAGACTTAAAGAAGAAAACTTTGAACTAGATATTACACAAACAGTATCTTGGATGAATTATAGTACCATTGGTGAGTTTTATGATTTTTTTCACAATCAACATGGTGTTTGGGTACATCATAATTATGTATACGATCCTGCTATTCTAAGTCCTGCAGTGCTACCTAAAGAAATTAGAGATTCAGTACATACTCGTGTAGGTAACATATTTCCGGAATGGAAAGTTAACGAATTAAAAAATATGTTTGGTGGCCCTGATAAAAAACAAGATTGGGAAAAAGCATTACTGTATACTAAAAGCCTAGATAGAATTAGAAATCAAAATTTAACAGACTTTTTAACAGAGTTTTCTAGTTATACAAATTCAGGATAAAAATCTTCAAACCGAGTATTTCTAATCTTGTCAAGATGTAAGTTGTATTCAACAAATTGTTTAAACAGTTCGGCATCGTGCTGCCAGTGATGTTCGATCCATTTTTGCATTGATATAAGTTTCTCAGGATCGTCGCCTTTTTCTTGTACAAAGTCAATACCTTGTTGTATGTTTTCAAGTGCAAGGTCACGTGCACGTTCTGGCATAATCAGTGCATTTTGTTTTGCAGGATTTACCAACATATTAAAAACAATTTGACGCATATCAGAAATAATGTCATCTTGCCAAAGTTGTTTTACAAAATCACCAATGCGAGTAACATTATATAAACTTAGTACACTAGTAACACTAGGACGTACTGTATTAATACCGTATGACTTTACTTCTTGAATATTTTGTTTTATATTTTCATAGTCACTGCCTGTTCTTACATAAGCAGCATGTTTGCCAAAATGATCAATACTAGCAACGGCTTCTACTAATCTAAATTGAGACCAATAATCCATAACATGTCTGTTTCCTAGTTTTAATCTAGTAAAGTTACTGGTATACAGTAATTGTACATTAGGATTTTTTTCAAGTAAATGTTCTAAAAAGTCATAGTGTTCACGTTGCATAAGAGGCTCACCTCCTGCAAAATATACTTTTTCTAAATTGTCAAGATATGGTATTAATTTTTGCCAACTGCGATTATACTGTACAGTATCGTCGAGCCCCATTTCAGTAGCCCATTGTGTACTCCAATGTGGACCACATGTTCTACATTTTAAATTACATAAATTATTAAAACGTATATCTAAGTAACGTATGTCGATTTTATTAAAACTACCGTCGATATCAGTTTGCTTTGCAAAATCAAATCCAATTGGAAATTCTTTGTTTAATCTTTGTCTTTCGGTCCAGTTTATACTTCCGTCTTCACGCTGATAACAAGCACTACAATATTTTCCAAGTAATCTGTTCTGTAGCATATGACGACGAACTTCACGATAACGTTCGTTATTCCAAATTTCTTCAGGTGTGCTTGTATTTAGATTTCCCATACTTTCGTTGTGATCGTGTTTAAGATTACTAGCACAACACAACTGAACGTCACCAGTTGGTTCAACGTGTACGTGTAGCCAAGGAGCCACACACATTGCTTTATTCATTTAAAATATCCCTTGCGATTTATTTCTTGATGCAAGTGTTCGGCAACTATTAAACTTTGTTCACCGTTTAAATGAGCACCTTTACTAAGTTCTTCTCTAGGAAACCATTTATTAACAGATTTCATACTACTACTAATACTACCATTGTGTTTGTTAAATATCCACGGATCAGTTTGTTTTTTATGTAAATTAGTAAATCCTTGATTACCCCACCAGGTAAACATACATACTTCTCTGTTATACTTTTTTAAAGTATCAATAATAAATCGATAGTACACGTGAGTTAAATTTTGTAATAGTAAGCCTGGGTCGTTTAATCCACTGGTCATGTTTTCACTAACATCAAGCCAAGCATTTTTTCCTTCGGTGGTTCTAAATCTATTTTCATGTTTTTCGTATAATTTTCTGTGTACATTTGTGATTTGTTGATTATTAGTAGTCCAGCCGGTGCCTTCTTTGCTGTACAAATAACTAAGAGTACGACCGTCGTTGAATGGATTTTTTTCTTGTAAAAATAAATCTAAATTTTTAAAATAAAATTCTTGATCGTGTGAATTATTAAAATAACTTATTCTAGGTTCGGCTGTTAGTTGTATTAAATAACGATCAAATCTTTCGATTTGACCAGTTACTTCCATGTAATTTATAATTGTAGCATACATCTGTAACCCTTCACCTGGATTAGGCATAGTATACATAATATCTTTTTGTCCTCGTAGATTCCAAAGATGCCATGCATAACTTTGCTCTCCTGCGTTCTGATCATTTATATCGTATGCTCCACTTAAATGACTACACCCGAGTACAAACATACGTTTAGGTGTGCTTTTGTTAAATCCTAACATTATAATCCTTCCCATATTCCAACGAGTTCAGGAAACGCTGTTTCTCCTAGCCCGGGTCTACTACGAGTAACCAAATCCATTCTGTGTTTTATACTGTTTCGTGTGTATTCGTCTGTGTCTGCTGGTTGCATCAAGAAGTTAACTAGCCAATTGTCTTTGCCTACTGCAGGGTTTGTTTGATATGCAGGATCCTCAACTGATTCTAATCTTTCTCGTACAATTTGTTTATATGCTTCAGGCAAATTTTTACAATGAAACGGTTGCATTACAAGATTGTTAAAAATTGGTGTTTGATGATCACGTGCAAACTGCCACATGTCAGGTGCACGATATATGTTCAATGCACTGATAGTGTAACTGAGTCCAAGCATGATTTTGTTTTCTCTGTGTAGTTTGATAAACTTTTGAAAAATATTATATGCATAATCCCATTTAGCAGGATAACGCATATATTCAAACTGTTCATGTGTGTTATCTAAACTGACCATTACACGTACCTGTTTGAAATGTTTAAATTTATCTACAATGTCTTGTTCGTAGTGTGTACTGTTTGTAATCCAAGTAATGTCTACATGCTGTGCAATATTATTGTCTATTAGATAATCAAGTAGCACTCGTTGCTTTTTAACCATAAAAGGTTCGCCGCCTGCAATTTCAATTTTCTTTACATGATCAATACTGTCATTTAAACCTTCCCAAAAGTCATCAGTATCTTGCCAACGCTGCGGCTGTACAGGAAAATCGCCTGTAAATCCTTTGATAATGCTGTTCCAGCGACTGCTACTAACAGGATCACAAGTAGCACAAGCCAAGTTACAAGTATTGCCTAGTTTTAAATCTAGCACTTCTAGCGGCGTGTCGATATTAATAACCGGCACACGTTCGCCTAAACTGTCGTAGTATAGTTTCCAATATTTAATTTCACGTAGTCTTTTGCTTTCGCCTCCACTTTTTTCAACTTCCCAACATTGTTTGCAGTCTGTTTTAAAGTTCATATCAAACTGCTCGATCCAATGTCGTCTGTCACTACTAGCATAAACTTTACCAATACTGCTACTACCAGCATGATAACGATCGCCGCTTTCGTCTTTAAATTCTTTGCTACTTATACAACACGGACTAAATGCACCACCTGTTGTTATTTCCATTGCATTAAAAGCATATGGACAATATATTTTACTCATCTTACGTATACTAATCCTCTGCCACTGCCACTAAAACTTTGAAAAAAACCATCACTATCAATGCCGCCGAATCCAAACACAGTGTCGCCAACTTGTCCATTGCCAAATCCAATTGTACGAGCACTATGTCCTACACGTGTAGGAGGTTGATTTAAATCAAAACTAATCATATTACTATTTTCTATTTCACTGGTGATACGAGTACTAGAGTATTCTTTCATGCTGTTATGCACATACATAATATGCGGATAACGTAACCATTCATTAAACGGTCTTTTGAAAACTTCAGCAACTGCCATTACATTATACTCTTGATCTGTTCGCAATTGATTGATAACATAATCGTGTGGCTTAACATTATCTACTGCGGCTTCTGTGCAATGTAAATTGTTATTCCAATCTACTACAGTAGTACATATCCATCCACTGCGATCTTCAAAAATAGTATACAAGTTAACTACAGTATTGTCAACTCTATATTCATAAAAACCATTTTGTAGATTTTCAAATCTATCTAAATATTGTTTACTGTTGTGGTAGTACATAGTTTACTGTTTCTCCAGGCTTCCAGTTAGCGTAGTGCATCTGCGATTCGTTCCATTCTTCAGCACTGTAAACTAAAACAACACTATCACGTACAATGTCTTTTTCAATTAGATTTACACCGTGCCAAGTTAAGTCATCGTACGGACTTATGATCATGCAACTATTACGTAGGTATTCCATCATTCCAATTGTTTCCCAAGTACGAGTACTGCGGTCAACACGATATGCTGCAGTGCCAGCCTCTGGTGTATCGTTATCATCTGCTAGGTATACTGTCATTGTAAACACTCGAGGATAACTGTCTACATGCGGTTTTAGTGTATAACCTGCTCCTGCACGTTGCCAGAAAGCATATACACTTCGTATAGTATCACTACGGCGAGGACTATCCTCAAACTTGTGTGCCAGTGCTTGTACAAATGGTTCGTGGTTAAACACACTGTGCACAATTTCATCTGTTTCTTCTACAGGCAATTGTTTTAACTGCTGATAAAAATCTTCAGGAAATAAATCATGTATCATAAGATAATTAAAGTCACTGCGAGTTAATTCTGTTGCGTTTAAACTTGCTAGTGCATGTTGTTGTGCTTGCTCTATATTCATTATGCTGTCCTTATTTTTCCTGCTCGATTAATTAAATCAGCAGAGTTTATATTATTAAATATTTCAAATCCTTGGATGCCTGTTGTTTGATATTGATGTTCTTCGATTTCGGACCATGTCCATGTGTAATCAAATTCTTGTCTAGCTACTATAGGAGTTGGCAAAAATATAGGTTTTGATCTTATTACTGTATTACTTAGCAATGCAAGTTTAGCCCAAGTTACGTGTGCTAGTCCTGGATGTACTTTTGCTCTAGTTTGATTAACATTATAATGCCAATCGTCGTAAAAATTTCTTTTTTCTAAAAAAAGTTCTTTGAGGTTATCTTCCATTGGTTGAAAATAATTTTTTGTACTTGATGTATTTCCGTAAAAAGCAGCATCCCAACCAATAAAAGGAATGCCTTCATTTACAACTGTTGAACCACTTTCATACACACAATCGTTTTTGTTAACTAAATCAACTAGTTCCTGTAGCCATTCGTTTGCACCAATCGGAAGAATACAATCACTTCGAGTTTTTATTATTAAATCATAGTTACTTTCTACTAGATTTACTGCACGTGAACTACTGATAAACTGCCCCGGAAAGTTATAATTGAAAATCCTAACATCAGGCCAACTGTAATAGTATTCACTTTTTGGTTCTATAGGTTTTTGTCTAACATGATCAATAAAGTCCCATGCTGCAGTTTCATAACAATCAACTGTACTTGCAATTGGCTTAATACTATCAATTGCATTATATGCAGTTGCTTGGTCAGTTCCCATGTTTGGCCAATTTGTATACCAAAAATGAGTATAAAAGTCAACTGAATAATCAGCAAACACTTGATGGCTCCAACCTGCTACGTGTTCTGCTAATCTAGGAAATCCGCATAATACAATTGCTATTTTCATTGACTGCTCCAATCAAAACTGCTAATTGCTTGATACAGATATTTTTTAAATTCAGCATCGTTGGCTTTTGCCATTAATTTGTTCATAGGGCTTGCTAACTGATTATTTTGCTGTTGTTGTGCAAAAAATCTATCAGTATTACGATGAAAATGGTCATCGATTAACTCACCTGATCTTACTAGTATCCTACTCATTGGTTCGGTTGTATAACTGCCACGCTGTAATTGTATTTTTCCGATTGCACTCCAAAGATTAAGATGTTGATGTGGTTCATCAAAATTCCAAACCTCAAGATATTTGCTCATTATTTTACGTAAATTATTTGCTGTCATATCATTGAATATAAACCAAGTATCATCGACGCAAATAGGTTGATCTTCATATGGCCATACTTCGTGCATTCTTGTTGCTTTAATTTCTATGTCTTTTGTTTCTTCTCCAAACAACCATGCTCGATTAAAATGAATTCCATATCCTTCATGTCTTTGCATTGTTTCTAATCTATGTATTAAATTTTCAGTGTCACGATGGTAGTTGCATAATAAATCCCAGCGCCATTTTAAAAAAACTTGAGGAGGGTTTGTTTGATCAAGTGCAATGTTAATTACTTGACTTAAACTGTATGCTTGATTTACAAAATATACAAATCTTGTAAACCATGTATAAGTTATCCACCAGTCGTCGAATTCAGTTATATCTCCAAATTTATTAAATCTGCAATTCCTTAGCGACTTAGCAACTCTATTAATTTTATTATATGGGTTACTATTAAACTGACTACAATATTCGATAAATTTATCATACAAATCGCAATATAGTAATTCAAGATGTCTGTTTGGATTCAGTGTACTTACTGCATAATCAATAACTGCAGTGTCTTGTATAGGATTACCGTAATCAGTTTTTAATGTAGGAGTACTCCAAGGATAACGGTGTGTATCGCTCCATGATGTACTATAAATTTCTGTTTCAATACCAGACTGGTTCCAGTATTCAATTTGCTTTTGTAAATGTTTTATAGTTTTAGTATCATTAACTAATCCTGTTAATAGTAATCCTACTCTCATACATTTTTCCTGATAAATATTATATACGTATTTATTGGAGATACAATGATTGAAAAAATAATTTGTTTCGGTTGTAGTTTTACAAGAGGTCACGACAGTGCAGCAACTGGTAGGACTAGTTGGGATCATAGAGAAGAATATTCACCGGGAAAAGACTGGCGAGATTATACAGATAGAAATTTTGCATATCCTGCTAGATTATCTGAACAGTTGAACATACCAGTGATGAATGCAGCAACATTGGGCAACAGCAATCAAAGTATGTTCATTGACATATATAAATGGTTAAACCCAGATCTAGCTGTATATACCGATTACGAATCACAGAATCTGTGGATAGCAGAACACATAAAGAACTTTAAACCCAATGGACGTACACTGGCTATTGTCGGATTAACTTCACCGTTTAGAGAAATAGCAAGTGTACCTCCGAGATTTACAGGAGTCGAAAAAGTAAAAACAACAGAATATCTTTTCAATGATAACAATCAATATGTTGTTATGAACTTGGCCTCACCATCGGGAGAAGAGTATGCATTAAAGCATCCTGACAGTGAGTTTGGAAGACAGTATCTAAACTATGTTGAACAGCAAGATTGGCTTAGATATTTAAAATGTCAACAATGGATATTGTCAATGGATGCACTGCTAACTCGTGCAGGTATACCTCATGTTTTTATTAACTTTTTAGGATTAAATGGAATATTTCCAGTTACTGATGAAAAAAGAAAAAAATATGACTTTTATATAAACACAGTTGAAGAACTGTGTTTATTTGATGGCGTGCCTATGCATGAAGTTGCAGGACGCAGTATTGATAATCATCCTGGATTTTGGAGTCAATATACAATACATCCTTCTAAGATGGGATATCAAGCAATTGCAAATGTAATGGCAAACTATATACGTGAACAGTATGAGTTGACAACCGATAAAAAATAAGTTATATTATACAAAATAGGATCCTCATGACAATCAAAAGAAAAATACCAATTTGGAACGATGACGGTAGTTGTGCAGAAGAAAGTGAAAACAAAACTTTCTGTATGGCACCATGGACACATACATATATTTCTCCACAAGGAGAACGTAGAATGTGCTGTGCTAGTCGTGAAGAACACAGTTTTCAAAAACAATATATTGATGCTACAAACGATGAAACTTACGGTGAAATAAAAGAATCAAAAACTGCAGCAGATGAGTTTAATCCAGTAACACTCGAAGAACACTGGAACAGCGAGTATATGCGTAATATTCGTAAAAAGTTAATGGCTGGTGAACGTATTTCGCAATGCGATGTTTGTAATGACGACATACTTAGTATTAGCAGTTATCGCAAATGGTTTACAGGTGTTCTTTTCAGAGACAAAATACAAGAAGCATTTGATAGTACTGATGATGAAGGTTACACAACAATGCCTACTATATCATTTGATTATCGTTATAGTAATTTGTGTAATTTTAAATGTCGTATGTGTGGCGAACAATTAAGTTCTAGTTGGGAAGCCGAAAAGAAAAAACATAATATGTGGTCACCAGAAAACCAACCTTTTATGCAACACGATGTTAAAAAGAAAATGACATTGTTTCAGCGTAATGTAGTTGAACCTGAATTTAAAAAAGCAATCAGTGACGGCATTGTAGAAGAAATTTATTGGGTAGGCGGCGAGCCTTTGATGTATGACATACATTGGTGGGCATTACAAGAAATGATAGATAATAATAGTGCAAAAAATTGTTACTTACGTTATAATAGTAATCTATCTAGAGTAGAATTCAATGGTAAAAATTTATACGATTACTTGCCGCAGTTTAAAGACTGGCTAATGTGTGCAAGTATCGACGGTACAGGTGATATTGTAGAATTTATACGCAAAGGCATACGCTGGGAAGAATGGTTAGATAATTTTAAACAAGGATTGTTATTGCCAGGCGGAAATGAAAAAATGAGATTTGATCTAACAATTACTGGACCTGGTATGTTTAGCATACAAGACTTGTTTGATCTGAGTCGTGAGTTGGATGTAAGTGTAGAAACAAAAATTATGTTTGCATTTCACCCTGATATTGTTATGAGTCCGTTTGCATGGCCACGACATATATTAGATCGTAAAATTGATGAACTACTAGCATATATGGAGCCACGTGCTACACATAGACAAATGAGTATAGTTAATACATTACGTGAAATGAAAAATAGACCTACCTTTGCTGAACAATGGCCAGATACTTATGAACAACAATTTAAAAATGGCAAAGGGTTCCAAGATAAGTTAGATCGTATCAGACAAGAACCGATTCGCTTAGAAGATATATATCGTAACGACACAGAGTTACACGATTGGTGGAAAAGACATGAACTTTAATTTAATTATGCCAATGGCAGGCGAAGGTAGTCGCTTTCGTGAACAAGGATATACAACACCAAAACCGCTAATAGATGTACGTGGTAAACCTATGTTTGTGCGAGCAGTAGAAAGTGTTGATTTAGAATTTGACAATCATATTTTTATTACTCGAAAAGAGCACAACATAGCAGATGGTATACGTGACTACTATCCACGTGCACATGTTGTTGAACTAGATGAACTAACAGAAGGTGCAGCCTGTAGTGTGTTAACAGCAGACTCTTATATGAACCCAGAAGATGCTATGTTTGTTACAAACTGTGATCAGTTTATAGATTGGGATAGTAGTTTGTTTACCGAACAAATGGATAACGACGGAGTTATTATGACTTTTGATTGTCCTGAACGTGATCCTAAATGGAGTTATGCTAGAACAGAAGATGATGTAGTTGTAGAAGTAGCAGAAAAGAATCCTATTAGTACATATGGTACAAGTGGACACTATTACTGGAGTCATTGGATTACATTTAAGAATAGTGCTAATAGAATGATTGCAAACAATGAACGTGTAAATGGTGAGTTTTATCTTGCGCCAACATACAATCAAACTATTGCCGTCGGCGGGCGTGTAGTAAGGGTTCCTATTGAACGCATGTATGGAGTTGGAACACCAGAGGATTTAGAGTTATGGTTAAATTCATAGCACATAAAGGTAACTGGCAAGGCATACAACCTGCGTGGGAGAACACTAAAGACTATGTAGAGTTTGCATATTATGACAAAGGATATGATGTTGAAATAGATGTACGTGCACATCGTGGAATACTATACTTAGGACACGACGAGCCACTGCAAGTTGCTAACACAAATTTTTTACAACAAACTGGTGTATGGTGTCATGCAAAGGATTTAGATGCACTGCAAATACTATTAGACATGCGTACCCGTTGCTTTTGGCACGACAAAGATACAGTTACACTAACCAACGATGGACACATATGGTGTTATCCGGGCAACTTTCCTCGTCATAAACGAGCAGTTTGGTTAGACTTAGAAGATATACCGTTACCAAAAGATACAACAGGTATATACGGAATATGTGGAGATAAAGTAAATGACAAAAACTAATAAAGTTGTTTGGGGGTGGACAGGTATGAGTCACGATGCTAGTCTAGCAGTATATGTAAACAAAAGATTAGTATTTGCTTCACACAGTGAACGTTATAGTCGTATCAAAAATGATAAAAACTTACACCATGATTTAATTAACGAAGCCTTAGAGTTTGGCAAACCAGAAAAAGTGTATTTTTATGAAAATACATTTTTGAAAAAAACAAGACAACTTTACGCTAAACAATATTCATTGCTAACAAAACAATCGCCAACATCACACATGAGATCATTTTATCCAGATGCTCCTAAAAGTATACCAACAGCACACCATCGTAGTCATGCCGCTGCTGGTTTTTATACTAGTCCTTTTAGCGATGCTGCAATTTTAGTTGTTGACAGTATCGGAGAATGGGAAACAATTAGTATATGGCATGGTGAGGATAATAATTTAAAACGTATACATAAACAAAATTATCCAAACAGTATTGGTATCTGGTACAGTGCAATGACACAACGAATTGGATTAAAGCCACAGGAACATGAATATATTCTCATGGGTATGGCAGCAATTGGCGATAAAGAAAGATTGTATAAAAGAATTAAACGAGATTTTATTAAAAAAATGCCTACTATAGATGATGGTAACGTTATTTTTAAACAAAATTGTCACCGTGGATGTTTAGACTGGGCAACAGATTTAAGAACTCCACAAGACTATGCAGATATTGCTGCAGCCACACAACGGATTTACGAAGAAATATTTCAAGGATTAGTACGTTACACAGCAAAATTATTACCTAAGACACGAAATATTGTTGTAATGGGTGGATGTGCACTTAATTGTAAAGCAAATAGTATTGCATATAAAAACTTTAGTCAAGTATGGATTATGCCTAACCCGGGAGATGCAGGTAGCGCAATTGGTGCTCCGCTAGCACATTGGGATCAGCACGTAAGATGGCCGGGTGCATACCTTGGACATAATATTGACGGCAATTATCCAGTTGATCAAATTATAAATGAACTTAAAGAAAACAGAATTACTGCAGTAGCAGCAGGCAGAGCAGAGTTTGGACCAAGAGCATTAGGAAATCGTAGTATTCTTGCTGATCCTCGAGGCGACGATGTAAAAGATTTGGTTAATAGTATTAAACAACGTGAAGCTTTTAGACCGTTTGCGCCTGCAATACTAGAAGAATATGCAAGTGATTATTTTGACGGACACACAGGTCCATATATGCAATACACAGCATGGTGTAAAGATACTGAAAAATTTCCTGCTATTATACACTATGACGGAAGTAGTCGTGTGCAGACTGTTAATCAAAGAGATAATCCTGGATTTAGAAAGTTACTAGAACGTTGGTACGAAGAAACTGGATGCCCTATGTTGCTTAATACAAGTTTAAACATTAAAGGCGAACCCCTTGTAAATACTCGTACAGATGCTGAAAGATGGAGCGAAAAATACGGAGTTAAAATATGTTTACCAGAATAAAAAATTTTATACTATGGCCATGGACATGGTATAAACGAAAAAAACAATTTAAAAAACGTTTAGAAGAACTAAAAAAGAAAGATCCTTTTATATATGAGTAAAAAATGTTAGATGTTGTTCAAATTAGTTATTACGAAGAAACCGCAGATGATCATTTTGAAATACTAAAAATGTTTGCTCCCCATGCAAAGCGTGTTGAGGGAGTAAAAGGCATTTTAAAAGCACATCAGGCGGCTGCAACAATTGCCGAAACAAACAATTTTTATGTAGTTGATGCAGATGCAATTATAGAAGAAACTTTTAATTTTGAATTTACACCAAAAAGTACAAAATTAGAATATGGACACTTTCCACAGACAGACTGCATATATACTTGGCGCAGTCGTAATCCAGTAAATGACTTACTTTACGGATACGGTGGTGTTAAATTATTTCCACGTAAGCAATTGTTAGAAGCACGTACATGGAACGTTGATATGAGTACAAGTTTGGGTTGTCCTTTTGTACCTCAATTTGGTATTAGTAATATTACAGCATTCAATACTAGTCCATTTGATTCATGGAAAAGTGCATTTAGAGAATGTACAAAACTTGCGAGTAGTATTATTCCAAATGGAGATAACATTGATAATCAATACAGATTAGATATTTGGTGCACTCGAGGAAAAAATAAAAAATATGGCGAGTATGCTATTATGGGTGCAAATCAAGGACGTGATTTTGGAACACATTATCGTAAAAATGATAAAGTATTAAAACTTATAAATGACTTTGACTGGTTACGTGAACAGTTTGAATTATCATTAGAGGAAGATACTTGAAACTAATACGAGTTGATATGCCAGACATTGTTGAAGAAACTACAGTTGACAAGCCAACACTGCTAATACACGAACTTCTGGATAGATATGAATTACTATATCCAGAAATAGACGAACTTGCTGACCTACGTAGAGCAGTCATTGATCGTGATTTGAGTAGCATATTCAGATTGTGTGGCGAAACTGACGAGTACGAAGAAATACGCAAGGCAGTTATTGAAGAAAATTTACATAGTATTTTTAGATTGATGGAAGAATATCCTGTTTCTGGGCACAGTGATGACCTTCGTAGAGCAGTTGTTGAAAATAATTTATATAGTCTATTCAGATTATTTCCAGAAGATGACGAAGTTGTAAACACATACCGAACTGCAATTGTTAATAAAAATTTGCGCAGTATTTTTAGATTAATCGGAAATGATAATTTGCGTAAATTAATAACAGAAGAAAACGAATGGAAACTTTGGCCAATACTAGAAGGTTATATAGACACACAGTTCACAACAGCATTCAAAAGTTTCTTCGTCAACGATATAGAAATAGACAAAGATTGTTTTAGTAGAGGACAATTACAAAGTAAACTGTGGCTGATACAAGAACTTAAAAAAGCAAACGTAGAGTTAGGCACAGTATATTTGTGTGCAGGTTGGTATGCTACACTAGCAACTATGTTATTTGAGAGTAATATTAAGTTGGATAAAGTTAGATCGTTTGATATTGATCCAAGTTGTGTAGATATTGCAGAAACATTTAATAAGCCTTGGTTTGTTGATAGTTGGAAATTTAAAAGTATTACGCAAGATATTATAGATGTTGATTATAATGAGCATACTTGGCAGTGTTGGAGTAATGCTAACAACAGGATGAGCAAACCGATACATGATATACCGACTACAATTATCAACACAAGTTGCGAGCATATAGAAAATTTTAAAGATTGGTATGCTAAAATACCTAAAGGTAAATTAGTAGTATTACAAAGTAATAATTATTATGAAATTGACGAGCATGTAAATTGTGTAAGTAACGTACAAGAGTTTAAAAAAATGGCTCCTATGAGTCAACTGTTATACAGTGGCGAATTAAAACTACCAAAATATACGAGGTTTATGTTAATTGGATATAAATGATTTATCAGTAAGAGAACTGCAAAAAGAAGCAGCACGTGCATTGAGCACTATGCAAGCCACTAACAATAACATTTACAAGTTTAATAAACTTGCACACCATAATAGTCATTTATGGTACAAAGCAGTTATCGAATGGTATGTTGAAGAATATGGAGATTTGCCTAGTCGTTACGGTCCAGGTAAAGATATTAAATTAATAATGGATGATTGATGTATAACTACAAAGACATAACTACAGTGCATTTAGAAATTACGCAACGATGTCAAGCAGCATGTCCTATGTGTGATCGCAATGAAAACGGTGGTCCTGACAATCGTCATATTACCAATGCTGAATTAAGTTTAGAAGATTGTAAACATATATTTGAACCAGAGTTTATTGCACAATTAAAAACAATGTACATGTGTGGCAACTTAGGTGATCCTATTGTTGCACGAGATACACTAGAAGTATTCCGTTATTTTAGAGAACACAACCCCACAATGTGGTTAAGCATGAATACAAACGCAGGAGCAAAAGATGAAACGTGGTGGCGTGAACTTGCCCAAGTCTACGGTAGAATGGGTACTGTTATTTTTAGCGTGGATGGTCTTAGTGACACTAATCATTTATACAGGCAGAATGTTGTCTGGGCTAACGTAGAACGTAACATGCGAGCATTTATAGATGCTGGCGGTAGAGCACGTTGGGACTTTATTGTGTTTGGACATAACGAACATCAAGTTGATGAAGCTAAAGAATTAGCTGAGTCATGGGGTGTAGAACGTTTTCAACTTAAAAAGTCAGGACGTTTCTTTACTGCTAAAAGTGAACAAAAAGATTTTCAACAAGCACGTAATCGCAAAGGTGAACAAACACAAGTAATTGCAAAGCCTGCTAAAAAAGAAAATATTAATTTAGCATTACTTAAACAAAAAGAAATTGAAAAAACGTATGGTTCAATGCATGAATACTATGACAGTTGTAGTATTAAATGTAAAGTAGCCGAAGAGAAAAATATTTTTATTACAGCGGAAGGTTTATTAATGCCATGCTGTTGGACTGCTGGACGCATGTACAAATGGTGGCATAAAGATCCTCGTGTAGAACAAATATGGGATCATATAGACGATGCAGGTGGAAAACAAGGTATCGATGTGATCAATAACGACTTGCGACAAGTAATGCAAGGAAATCTTCTTCGTAGTATTGAATCTAGTTGGCAGTTGCCTAGTTTAGCAAAAGGAAAGTTAGGTGTATGTGCTATGAAATGTGGCACGGAGTTTGATCCATTTGGAGAGCAGTTTAATTGAAAGATAATTTTTGTGTAATACCTTGGGTACATATGGCAAGCAAACCTATCGGCACTGCTCGTGTATGTTGTCTTATGAGCAACAGTCATAGTACTGGACAAGGTATTATATCTGATGATCAAGGTCGTCCTTATAATTTAGGAACAGACGAGTTTGACGAAATTAAAAACGGTGAACGTGTTAGAAAAGTTCGTTTAGCAATGCTTAATAATGAACGTCTGCCCGATTGTGATACTTGCTGGATAAAAGAAGATATGGGTGCTAGCAGTAGACGACTAGTAACTAATCGAATGTACAAAGACGAGTTTACTAAAGAAACAGCACAGCAGCACACAGACGCACAAGGATACACCGATTGGCAACCCAGTTACTGGGACTTGCGTTTTGGTAACTTATGTAATTTAAAATGTGTAATGTGTCATCCAGCCAGCAGTAATCAATGGTATGAGGATTATGTTCTTTTAAATGGTACAACTAAATTCGGTGACAGCGGTATTAAAATTAATTTAGAAAAAACAAATAATCGTTATCGTGACCAAGGGCAGTACGATTGGTGGAACAATGAACAGTTTTGGACAAGATTAGAAGAGAAAATTCCCTATTTAAAACAAGTATATCTAGTAGGCGGCGAACCTATGCTTATTCAACCACATTATGACTTTTTACAAAAAATCATTGATAGTGGCAGAGCAGATCAAGTAACACTAGAATACGATACAAATCTTACTAGTGTACAAGATCGTGCGCTACGTCTATGGAAACACTTTAAACGTGTATGGTTGCGAGTTAGTATAGACGATCAAAATGAACAATTTGACTATGTACGTTATCCTAGTAGATGGAAACAAGTTATTCAAAATTTAGATCGTGTTCAGGGTGATAATATCAAAATGGATTTTACAATAACATGGCAAGTGCTAACTGCATTTACTACTCCTAAGTTATTAGAATTATTAGAAAAGTACACAGGAAACAAAAGTATTCGTATATTGAGTACACCTGATTATTTCGATGTTAAAATATTACCTCCTGCAACTAAACAAGAACTGTTAGACCTTTATCAAAAACACAAAGAGCAGTATCCACATCATGAAGTTGGACACTTAATTAAATATATACAGACTAATTTAGATAACTATAATACACAGGCTTTAGATAAATGTTTTGATACACTAAGGATATTAGATAAAAGTAGAAAAACTAATTGGCAAAGCACATTTCAAATACTGTATAATCAACTACAAAAGGACCCAGATTATGACTTTACCCAGTGATACATTTTGTATATTACCGTGGGTACACCTTAGTACAAGACCGGACGGATCAATGAGAGTATGTTGTACGGCTAACGCTAGTAGCGTGGGTCCTACAAATGATAAAGAACATGGAGGTCAAGTTGGGATTTTAAAAACAGACGACGGTAAACCTAATAACTTAAATGTAACTGATTTTCAAACTGCATGGAACTCGAAGTACATGCGTAATGTTCGTAAACAAATGATGAATGGTGAAAAACCTCCTAGTTGTTTAAAATGTTATAAAGAAGAAGCAGCAGGACATAATAGTAAACGTATGTGGGAAACTGCATATTGGAGTCAGAGAGTTGATGTTGACCGTTTACTAGAAAATACTACAGAAGATGGTGAAGTGCCTCCTGAACTAACATACATTGACTTGCGTTTTGGAACTAAGTGTCAACTTGCATGTGTTATGTGCAGTCCGCATGATAGTTCTGGATGGATTAAAGATTACAAAGCAATCTTTCCTGCTGTACAAAATGAGTCGCTTAAAGAAACAATGCAGTGGCATGATAAAGGCAGTACTAACGGTAGTAGTTATAACTGGCACAAACAAAATCCTACGTTTTGGGAACAGTTTTATTCTCAAATTCCAAACATGCAACAGATTTATTTTGCGGGTGGCGAAAGTTTAATCATTGAAGAACACTATGAAATATTAGAAGAATGTATCAAACAAGGACATGCTAAAAACTTAGAACTACGTTATAACTCAAATGGTGTAGAATGGCGTGAAGATTTATTTGATTTATGGAAAGAATTTAAATTAGTACGTTTTCATTATAGTGTAGACAGTATACACGAAATGAACAGTTATATACGTTATCCAAGTGAATGGAAACGTACAGAAGAAGTATTTCATATACTAGACAAAGAAACCAGCAATAACGTAGAAGTAACAGTTGCTTGTGCAGTTCAAGCATTAAACATTTATTACATACCGGATTTTATTAAATGGAAACTAGAACAAGGATTTAGCAAGATTAATATGTGGCCGTTTGGAGCAGGTGGTATTAACTATCACTTTGTGTATCATCCTCCACACTTAAATGTAAAAGTTTTGCCAGACTGGTTCAAAGCAGAAGTGCGCAAAAAATATGAAAAATTTTATCCTTGGTGGGAAGCTAATTGGGAACTTGGTGTGCCGAGTTGGCACAAAGGAAAAGTAGATTACGAAAAATGGCGTAGTGCAAGTTACGGTATTGATAGACTAGAAGGTATGCTAAAGTTTATGGAATCAGAAGATTGGAGTATCAGACTTCCCGAATTAAGAGAATTTTTATCTCTTTGTGATCGTCAACGTAATAATAGTTTTAGTGCTACATTCCCAGAAATGAAAGATATATTTAAGGATTTAAATGAATCGTAAAGACACTATAACTGAATGGCTACAACAACCTGGCAATAACTTTTGTGCTATGCCTTTTATACACATGGCTATAGAAGCAAACGGCGATGTTCTTCCTTGTTGCATGGGCGATCCTTTAGATACAAAAATACAAAAAAAAAGTATCGGGCAATTGTTGCAAGATCCGAGTCGTATACAAATGCAACAACAATTTATTGAAAATAAACAGTTTGCTAATTGTAGTATATGCTGGAAAGATAATAGCAAGTTTAGCCCTAGAATTTCATTTAGTACTAGTTTACAAGCAATAAACTATACTCATCGGATTATGCAAGGTGCTGCACCTAAGAATGAACTCACATGGTTAGAAATAAAACCTGGAAATCGTTGTAATTTAAAATGCAGAATTTGTGGAGTTCACAACAGTAGCAGTTGGGCAAAAGACAAATATAGAATACAAGATTCAAACAAAACTTACAAGCAAACTGAAATTTATCAATATCAAAAGCAATGCGAATGGGTTGATGAAGATGAGCAGTGGTTAGATGTATCAGGCTTAGAAAAAATAAAACACATCCATGTCATGGGCGGCGAACCTTTTATGATAACTAGACAATTTGAATTTTTACAAAGATTTGCTGACACTTACGATGTTAGTGATGTACAATTGTGGTACAACACCAACGGAACACTTGCTATACCTGAACAATACACCGACTTGTTAGATAGCATGGGTTCAGTTTTTATAACAGTAAGCATAGATGATATAGAAGATAGATACAGTTATCAACGTCATGGTGTTGCTTGGGAACAAGCTAAACATACTATTAATCAATTGTTTGAATTAAATACAAAACAAAATTATCAAGTTCAGCTAGATCCAACAGTGAGTATATATAATGTATTATATTTGAATCAGCTTGTAGATTATTGTTTAGAACATAATTGGTATCTACCAGGTAACCACGAACACTATGTAAACAACACAAGTTTTAATAATATTAGAACATTGAGGACTGATCAAAAACAGAAAATAATTCAAGTATTGTCACAATGTAAACATTCAAATCATATAATTGTCAAATCAACGTTAGATTTTATTCTGACAGACCAATGGAGTGAACAATTAGAAATTGATAGAATAGACACAATTAAAAAGTTAGATGCTATGAGAAATGAAAACTTTGCACACACATTTCCGGAATTAAATCGTATATTGGAGATATATTAATGAAGCCTGCTTGCTATATGCCTTGGCATGCTGTAGCAGTAACAGCCAGTGGCAAATTAAAACCTTGTTGTCAGTGGAGAGGTAGTGCAGGCGATTTTGGTGTAGACAATATGCAAGAAAGTTTAACTGCACTAACAGATGTTAGAGCTAGTTTGCTACAAGGCGAATTACCTAAAAGTTGTGGCAGTTGTTCAGAGCGTGAACGTATGGTTGGTACTAGCAGAAGATTTTGGTTTGATGAAAAGTTTACTGTACCTTCGGGAACTCGCAGTGTAAACGATCCTGTCGAACTAATACAAGCTGATATAAATCTCAGTAATGTATGCAACTTAAAATGTCGCATGTGTGGCAGTTGGGCTAGCAACAGTTGGTTTAAAGAAGATCGTATATTAGCACAACGAGATCCACGTTATCAAAAAGACTACAGTGCAGATATACAAACAGTAAGACAAACTGAACTAAGTGATTTACAAGAACTACTCAGTCACAGTCACACACTACAACGTATTGATTTCAAAGGCGGTGAGCCTATGATGGCTAAAAATCATGTAGAATTTTTAAATGAATTAGTACGTCGGGGAGGTGAAAATATTGTACTTCAGTATACAACAAATGGCACAGTAGTCAACCCAGGAATACTTGATGCGCTAAGTCAATTCAAACAAGTTCGTATTATGTTTAGTATCGAAGGCACAGGCAAATTATATGAATATATCAGAGGTGGATCATATACGTTTGAACAATTAGAAAAAACACTTGACAGATATGCCAGTTTAAACACAGTGCAAATAGGATTTAATGTTACTATACAAGCATACAATTTATTAAATCTTAAAGAACTGTATCTGCGTTTGTTTGAGTTTGATGCTGAGTACACTAACGTCAGTGCTAAAAGTGCATTTACTACAGTGTGTAACAGTCCTATATATCTCAGTCCTTTTGTATTACCTGCACAATTGCGTGAACAGGCTGTACAACAACTTGAATCTATATCAGATTTTGCTACACTGTGTAAACAATTAAGCAGTGATGAGATCCATAAAAAACATTGGGACACTTTTGTTAATTTTACTAGAGATTTAGATGAGTTAAGAAATGAAAACATTCTCAGTGTTGTTCCTGAATTGAAAGATTATATTGACAAATGAAACAGGTAATATATATTGCAGGAGATAGTTTTACAGCAGGAGAAGATATAGGAGATTTTTTAGTCCCAAATGCTGTTAGTAGAACTCGTAATGACTTTAACGACCATTTAATGGAAAATGTTCAATCGTGGCAAAAATATCGAGATACTTGGCTACATCAGGATCCGAACCATATTAAACAATTTATAGACTTTAATGTTCAGAATAGATGGAGTACACAATTAAGTCAGATATTAGATATATCAGTAATTAATAATAGTATAGGCGGAAGTAGTAATTACGAAATAATGTATAAAACACTACACGATATACTAGATCTGCAATCTCAAGGTATCGAAATAAAAGATGTTATTGTACAAACAACTAGTTCTGACAGATATTCGTATTATTGTAAGAATTCTTCCTCTCCAGATATTGAAAATCATAAAAAATATTTAATATCTAGTTTTAGTAGACATAGTAAAAAAAATAATTTATATACTTCAGATTATTATTCTAGAGAAACTTGGGAAATGTCAGCATATAGATATTTTGTTGATTTAATGTTTTTTGATAATACCATTACTAATATATTAGGCAAAAAACCTATCTATGTAGATAGTGTGTTTTTAAAGAAAAATAGTCTTTTGTCAGAATATATGCATCTTGTAATAGATAATAATTTTCTTGTTGGCCGAAAACAAAAACATCTTGTTAGTAAACAAATACTCGAGTTTGCAAAAGACTTTGTGAATAGAAGAATAGAATTAGCAATGGATGACGAATTAACATTTGACGAAGCAGTATGGACAACTAATTTTCATTTAAACAGTAGCGTACATAAACGATTTGCACAGAGAATAGCAGAAAGGTATTATAATGTCACTAGTAGCAGTTGAAGATAATCATGCACCAAAAGACGATTGGCTTCGTGTAGAATGGAATTTAGGCAAACGTTGTAACTACGATTGCAGCTATTGCGGTAGCGACATCCACGATCGTACAAGTGAACATATGCCTTGGGATGTTTACACAAGCACAGTCGACAAACTAGTGGATACCGCAAAAAGTGTAGGAAAAATAACACGGGTTAGTTTGACCGGTGGAGAGCCTTTTGTACATCCACGTATAATTGAAATGCTAAAGTATGCTAAAGACCGTGGTATCAATCGTTTTAGTGTTACAACAAATGGAAGTGTTGGACTACAACGTTATATTGACAGTTTACCTTATATCAATTATTATATCTTTAGCTATCATTTTGAATTTGCTAAACATGATCGTATCATGGACACAATTATTGCACTAAATAATCATGTTAAGCAAAACACAGGCAATAATCAAGTACATGTCCACATAATGTATTTGCCGGGCAAGTTAGAAGAATGCAAACAACTAATTCAAATGTTTGATGAAAATGATGTTCACTGGGTTATCAGACGTATACGTCCTAAGATCGATCCCGTCACTGGTAGTTGGGCATTACCGGGTGCTAGTGGGTTAACAGTGTATGACGGGCACAGTGATGATCCATATTATAGCAATGAGGAACTAGAATGGTTAGCGAGAGTTTAGAGGATTTTATCAAACAGCCAAACAAACCTAAAATTTCTATAGAACTCGAACTTACTAGTATTTGTGCAGTTAGTTGTCCAGGATGTGTTCGAACATACCGAGATTCCAATGACCCAATACATGGATGGTACAAAGGCGATATGTCAATGGAAATATTTGAACAAATATTAAAAACATTTGATAGGAAATATTACAGTTTTAATTTGTGTGGATGTTACGGTGATGCAATTTTTCATAAAAACTTTTTAGGTTGTGTAGATAGATTAATAGAACAAGATTTTTTATGTACACTAGTTACTAGTGCAGCTAATCGTCCTGCAAAATTTTGGAACGAGTTTGTTGCAAAAGATTTAAGTAAATGGAATATAATTTTTAGTATTGACGGCATCGAGTCTAACAATCATCTTTATCGCCGAGGCGCAAGATGGCAGTCAATTCAAACAGCAGTTGAAACTGTAGGTAAAAATTATAATCGTTTTAGGGGTTTAGAATGGAAACATTTGGTATTTCCGTATAACCGTGACACTGTATCACAAGCTAGAGAAATTGCAGAAGCAAACAACTTCTACTTTAATCCAGTTGTAAGTACTCGTGGTGAGCATATATACGATGTAAAAAATGAAAAGGACAAGCATTTATGGATTTAAAAAATGCAAAATGGAGAAGTAATTTTTGGCCAAAGTGCATTTATAATTCAGTGCTGCCAATGATAACACCAGATGGAAGATATCTACCTTGTTGTTTTTTACATGGTGATAATCATAGCCTACGTGAATGGGCACAGAGACAAAATTTAGATATAGATATTGATATGAGAATAGATGGCAAAAAAACAAGTTCTGAAATATTAAAGTCTCCAAGTTATCAAAGACTTAGAAAAAACTTTACAATAGATGGTTCTGACTTACCATCTACATGTTTTGACAACTGTACTATTAATTCATATGAATCAATTGCTGGTCCCAATGGCGGGAGTAAGTGGAAAAAATACGATGGCGAGTAGTTTCAAAAATATTATAGTACATCGTGAAGATGGTACTAGTGAAGAAAGCAATGTAAATGATTTACTAGCTGAAGAAACAAACCGTTTCCAAGGATGGTTATGCTGGGCAGGCATGCAAAATGTTACTATAGACAATCAAGGTACCGTGTATCGTGCAATTTGTCGTGTAGGCGGTCCATTGGGTAATATATATGATGGATTTACAATGCCAGATGGACCTATTGTATGTACAAAACAAAAATGTACTTGTGCAGCAGATATACAGTTGAGCAAAGCCCATCCAGAACATATAAAAAAATTAAGAGTAGGCAAAAATGAACTATAAGGATAATAGCCCAGAAAATTTTAAGCCTAGTGAAATACTAGAGCCATTGGGAGTTGAAGTTAACGATGATACGTTTTGCATTATGCCGTTTATGCATATGAGTACAACTACAAATGGCGAATATCGATTGTGTTGCCGCAGTCAAAAAGTTACAGAAATTAATCACAATCGTATACATGAAATGTTTCCTGATCTGATCACTGCCCCTACCGGAAACCTTACTCCTAAAGATATATGGCAAAGTAATACATATAATGAAATACGCAGTGATCTTGTCAATGGTGAACGGAATAGACGATGCCGTGCGTGTTGGAAGTTAGAAGATAAAGGTATTGTAAGTTTAAGACAAACTCAAAATTTAGAACGTGTAGAACGCTATGCTGATTTTGTTAAAGAATGGGTCGAAACTGGAAATGTAGATTGGCGTGTTCCTATTTTTGAATTTAAATTAAGCAATATATGTAACTTACGTTGTCGAATGTGTTGGCCTAAAGACTCTACACCTTGGATGCGTAGTTGGGATCGTGTAAAACATTTACATCCAGACGGTGACAGAGATTATCTTGATACAATCATTGAAGTCAACAACATGCGGCGTAATCCGATGTTAAATCTGTTTAGTTCTAGTACTATGTTTGTTGATGATTTAATGGAAAACTTAGAACATATTGAAGAAATGGAGTTTGCAGGCGGTGAACCATTATTGGATCCTTTGCATTTTAAATTAATAAGTCAAATACCAAATCCCGAAAATGTTATATTAAAATACAGTACTAATTTAACAAATTTAGAATTTAAAAACGGACGCAATGTATTAGATATATGGCGAAATTTTGCAGGCATCAGACTTACTATTAGCATTGATGGTTATAGAGAACTTAATAGTATGATACGTCACGGTAGCGATTGGAATACATTAAAACAAAATATTAAACAGTGCAAACAGGTTTTAGGAAATAAGTTACAAACTATCAGAGGTTCTACAACTATTAGTGCTATGAATGCACTGTACTTAACAGAAACAATGGACGCTATAGAAAACGATTTAGGAATACGTTGGCACACCAGTAGATTAACTGTGCCAGAATTTTTACATGCAAATGTATTAGATCCTGTGCAGTTAACACAACAGCGTGAGCAATTATTAGAACGTATCAAACCACTAGAAGATACAGTTGAAGATATCAAAGATTACGAGCAAAAATTAATTACAATAAACAAAATTAGACATATCAGAGATAGTGAGCGTTGGCTTAAAGAATGCATAGACAACAATCGACACACAGAATATTGGAGCAAATATCAAGAATTTATGAATATAATGGATGAGGAAGATACACATGAGCTTTTATGATTATAATATAATAACTAAAAATCGAATAGGCTTTGGATGGATTGACAACAGTGATAGAATTAAAAAGGCCACAGCATTAGCATTAAGTCAAAATATTACTGAGTATTGGATAGTCGAACTAGGAAATTATAATGCTACTGTAATGATCGACACTTCACATGAGCAGCTATTAACTCGTGCTTACGAAGAAAATTTAAAATTTATGGTGATCAGTACATTGGGCGTT